GCCACCCAAACTAGGATTGGATACCGGACCTGTGTGACCTATATTAGAGAAAGAACTTATATTCCACCCCTTCCAATTCTGATCCTCTTTTACAGCGCCGGTTAAAACCATTATTTCACCCATCGGGTATCTAGTGTTTCCGTCGTAGTCCCAAAATAATACTCTAGCAGCTCCCTTTTGTGTCGGTAGATAATAAGCTCTTGCCAATATAAAGCTAACCTCGTTTAATGTGTTGGCAAAATTACCAGTATCTACATCGATTGAAGTATCCGGAGCTATTACAAATGTTTGCTTTTGGTAACTAGAGAAAGAAAGAAAAGGATGAAAAAAAGAAGCTAAGCTCAGAGTATCCATCACATTTGACTGCAGGCACACATTAAAAGAGGACTTGAAGTATTTAAAAAAAGCAGGTTGGTTCTTATACTTAAACGTCCAATCTATCAGCGGTAATGCTTCCCTTGTTCTAGCAACGTTAGTGTATCTAGCAGTAAAAGTACAAGCACCAGGTGTGAAAACTGGCGCACTAGTAGATCCACCCTGTACAGTTTGGGTATATGTACCGCCTGTACTACCTCCTCCGTCGTAATTTAAGTTATTTGACTCCTGTTGGATCTGCGGGTAATCTGCCATTTCTTATTCTTTTATTTATCCTTATATGAAAGGTGGAACGCCTTGCTTCAGTGATTTCCTGTTGGAGTTAGCGTTCTTTATTTCGTTGAAAGTCTGTGGTAAATTCTGATTGTTAGCTTCAGCATGTTCCTGTCCAACGTTTACATACTGCAAATCTGGTAAATCACTAGCTTCCTCAATTTGGATAGCAGGATACTCCTCTTTCATCTCAGATATACTTATAACATCCACATTATTTTCCAAAGGAACCTCAGGTTTATCGCCAGATGCCACGATCTCTAGTTCCTCCCTAGGTAAAGCATCATCTTCTTCCACGATCGGGTCGGGTTTCAATATCTGCTCCGGATCCTCTGGCTTTATGTAATCAACTAGAGATTTTATAAAGCCCAGAGCTACAAGAGGCAGTATTGCACCGCTGATTATCGACAATATACGTTTTTGAAATATAATATCCTCTTCTATTAAGCCAAATAGCTCGCTCCATCCCTGGAAATCCTGTATGTTTGTATATGCATAGTAGGTATTTCCCATGGCTTGCATAGCAGTAAGCGTTATAAAAAGTATCCAAACTAGGAATTTGTTCATCTTATCTAGAGCTATAAGGGAAGCAAGGGAAGCAGCTGCACCGAGTTCAAAAGCTATAGCAAGTGACACTGAAAGCCACTTTGGATTTGTAAGATCAAAGAATTGAATAACGTGTATCGTAGAGATTACGGACACTACAAGGTAAAGAGAAACAAAAGTTCCTATTATAAAGTATTTTAGCCATCCTTTCTCCATACGATTACTTATTAGAATTTTCTATCTTGGATTTTATATCAGACAAAGAGGTTTTTCCTTTATCGAAATCGTCTTCGTAAATAAGAAAATTGAACATATTCTGCTTAAGAGCATTATCCATCTGATCCTTAGTTATAAGTGACTCTTGTATAGAATCGGTGGATTGTGTTATTTTCTTAATCTCTTTATCTATTCTATCAACCTCTCTGTTTACTCCACATTGTTTTAAAAATACAACTAAAAGTAAGAAAAGGGTAATTGCCCAGGAATATTCCTTAATTTTTTCTAATGTTTTCATGTTTTATTGTTTTATTGTTTTAAAGTACTAAGTATTTATCTAATATTATTTTGGAAAAAGAAAAAGCCGGAAACCCGGCTTTTTTAGATGCTATTTAAAAATTAATTACACTAGCTCTATACCTTGTTGAGCTGCGTTTAATCTTTTTCTAATCTCCTCGATATTTCTATTGTCCTCTTTTACATCATTTAATGCAATATCAATAGGCTTGTATAGCTTAATGAAGTTCTTTGCTTCATCTAGTCCTTTACCTCTTGACTTAGAAATGAAATAGTGACTAGCCTCAAGAGTCAAAGAGCTCATATAAACCATGTTGTCTTTAATTCCTTCTTTTTCAATCTTAGAGATAGATTTGCTAATCTCTACAATACCAATAGACTCGGTGGAGCTCCATTCAGCACTCTCGGTTATGTATTTTTTAAAAGCTTGGAATGCTTCGGTATCCATAGAAACAGCATATACTTTTTTTCTGGACTCCTCTATTTTTTCCTCTAGTTCTTTTTCAATTCTTTGAACTTTTTCTTCATCAACCGAAATATGCATACCCCCAAATTCCATAGTTTCAATCTCACCCGGTAATCTATCTAAATTAGCTGAGGATGCTAAATTCAATTATTCGTTTTTTTCCTTTTGTCTAGCCATTTTGTTATTTTTTTAATTTATACTTCTTTTTAGTAATAAGTTTCACTATTTTATTCAATATCGAAGATATCAGACTCTGCTCTATTTTGATCTAGGTAGGCTCTAAGAGGAGCTCGAAGATCTCTCGCTGGAAATATTCTAGCGGGTCCATCTGGTCCTATATGAACTAGGAATCCGCTTTCGGTCTCCAAACCAATAGCTTCCTCTAGTATCAGTCTATACATGGAAAGCTGTATAGAATATTCATTATGCTGATTCTCGTAAAGAGTATGAAAAGGTCTAAGCAATTTTTTATATCTTCCCTTTGGATGATCGTCGTGCTTAAATTCCTTGTTTGTTTTCCAGTCGCCTATTAAAATTAAAATCTTATTTCTCTTCTCGTCCCACATTAGAAATGGCTGATCTATAGTTCCAGCTAATCTCCATTTCTTAGAAAATATTTTTAGCTCAGAAGGCAGTGGAACTAGATCTTTTAATTTTTGCTCGTACAATTCCTTAAACTTCAAAACTCTCTCCATCTCCTCCCCTGGTTCAGGCATTTCTGGATTAAGGCCAGTCCAAAAATCCTCTATCCATTTATGTACGTTTGTACCGAGAACAGTAGATTTGTCAGCTTTTTCCTTCCACTCGTTCTCTATGACCGATGGGTCAACTCCTCTCTGTCTTGCTTTTTCTCTTACCCAATAATCCCTCTGGAACGGTTCTTTAAAATTCTTCAGGAAAGTTGTAACTGAATCGAATTTTTTACCAGAGTATGTGTAGGTATGTGAAGGTTCGTCAAAAATAAAATTAGCATCATTAAACACTTTAAGTCTCTTCTCTATTTCATCTTTCTCTTTTAGCAGTATTTCTTTCATGGTATTATAATTTAAAAGAGAAAGTGAATTATGGCCCAAATTGATGAAACAGGCAAAAGTATGGAATAAAAAATAAACCAAAACCAAGTCAATTTACGGAAAACAAAATAATACACGACAAGGTATGATTCATTGTTAGTTGTCTGGATAGGATCAAGTGAAACAGATATCATCTCTTCCAGCCCAACCTTTCCTAAATATTCATTAATAGGCTTAATCGTTTCAAAAACAAAAGATGGTCTAGACTCCAGGGGCAAATCCTTTGATAGTGTCACCTGCGGTGGAAGATTAACCACCGTGTAAATTCTGCAAAGCCAATCGTATCTAAGTCCCCTTCTGGTCCAAATTATATCGCTTGCAGCCTCGCTCTTGACCATCTTACGATATTTAAGGTAGATGTAAAATTCCTTTAGTGCTCCAAACATGATGTTAACTTTTAATTTATATCGTATTATTCCATTAAGGTTTCCCCATTTTTTTCTTGATCTTAGCTCTTGCTCTTCTTATTCTCGTAGCTATGGATCTTTTCTTGATACCATATTTGATCGCTATGTCCTTGTATTTCATACCATTTATCTCTCGGTCTACCATAATGTCTCGGTAGAGTTCAGGTAATGTTCTTATTTCGTCTATGACCGCCTCATATACGGCATCAACAGTGTTCTCTTCATTGAAAAAAGCATAATCAATTGAATTTTCTAGAACATAATGCTCGCCCATGATTGAATCGTGCTTAATTGAATGAAAATCCAATTCCTTTTCATTCTGTGAAACGTATTTGTTCCTAGATTTAATTAGCAATAAGCTCTCATTACGTGCAATATTATAACACCACGTAGAGAAATTACCTCTCTCATCGTCATATTGATCTATTTTAGTCCAGATCTTGGTCATTGTGTTAATGAAAGCATCCTCCGCTAATTCCCTGTCTTTTAGAATAACGTAGCAGTGATTCAATACACCGGGTCTCAATCTCTCAAAAAGTTCTTTGAATGATTTCTCGTTCTTCTCGAATAGGAAATTCCCTGCAA